ATGAGTAGCAACAACTTAAAAACGCACTATTCAGCAAAAGAATTACTCGAATTAAGTTTATCCTGTTTGCCTAATTCAGTGCAAGGAATTATTTATCAAGCCAAAAACAAGGTTGGAAAAGTCAAAAAAGAGTTGCGCGCGGTGGTGGGAGTGAGTTTGCGCTTGCATCTTTACCAAAAGAAATTCAAAACGAAATTTATAGCAAATTTACTGAATCAATTGTTCAACGCAAACCAACCTTACCTGCAGTTAAACAAATCGATCTTGATGATGTTACAAGTAAGCAACGAGATATAGCAGACGCTCGAATGGCATTAGTCGCTTATGTTCAGAATCTAGAACAAGTCCAAACCAGAGATTCTGCGATTAAGTTTATTTGCAATTCCGCTAAATCTAGTCAATTGCCCGATGATGTGATGGTGCTGGTTGAGAGAGCTAATTGTAAAAACGGCAAAAACTGCGGTCGTGTGCTTTCGCATAGAACGCTCTACGGCTGGGTGCTTGCTTACAACAATGCTAAAACGCCCGAAGAACGTTTAAAAGCGTTGGTGCCGAGCCAACGCAAAGCAGATCGCGTGGAAGATATTGCATGGTTGCCTAATTTCTTGGCGATTTATCGCAACACTAATGGTGTCTCTGTTGCAGAAGCTTATGTTGAGTTTGCCCATAAATGGCAAATGGAATTTGCAGATCAGCCACTCCGCCTTGCCTTGCTCCCGAGCATTGACCGCGTACGTAGAGCTTTAAGCAAATTACCACGCCACATCAAAGAAATCGGACGTAAAACAGGCGCAGAAATGCGCGCATTGCAGACGTACGTTAAGCGTGACTGGTCTTGCTTGTTAGCTAATGACGTCTGGGTCGGCGACGGTCATTCTATGAAGATGAAAGTGCAACACCCAGACCATGGTCGACCGTTTATTCCAGAACTCACAATGGTAATGGATGCGCCAAGTCGTTTCATCGTCGGTTGGTCTGTCAGTCTTTCAGAAAACGCTTTAGCAGTCGCTGATGCAATTCGTCACGGCGTGGAAAACCACGGCATTCCCGCTATCTACTACTCTGATAACGGGGGCGGTGAGAAAAACTGGATGCTTGATGGTGACATTACGGGGATGTTGCCACGCTTGGGGATAAATCATCAAACAGGTATTCCAGGCAACCCGCAAGGACGAGGCATTATTGAACGTGTGAATAAAACAATCGCACTACGCATCGCTCGTCAGTTTGACACATACCACGGAACGGGCGCAGACCGCGATACAGTCCGTAAAACCTCTACTGCAGTCATTTCGTTAGACAAAGCTATCAGAAAAGGCGCGACGGAATTAACCGAAAAACAAAAATGGGCAAAAGGCAAGTTACCAACATGGCAGCAGTTTATCGACGCAGTGCAAGTCGAGATTGACCGCTATAACAATCATCACATTCATAGAGAGATTGGCACAACACCAGCTAGAAAGCGGCGCGAACTGCTCGCAAAAGCAGAGATTATTTATATCACTGCTGTTGAAGCAAGAGACTTGTTTAGACCAAGTGTTTTACGCGTTGCGCAAAGAGGCTGGATTAACTTGTTTAACAATGTCTACTTCAGCCAGAAGCTATTAGATGTTGATGGTCAACAAGTCCAAGTATCGATTGATATTCACGATCCAAGTTCAGTGATTATCAGACTCAAAGATGGCACATACGTTTGTGAAGCAATGTTAGATGGCAATAAGCGTGATGCATTCCCAATGAGCTTAGTTGAAAAAGCACGTAAAGACAGAGCGCAAGGCAGATTAAAACGCAAGCAAGAGAAAGTTGATGAGATTAACGCAGAGCTTAACCCCGTTATTACGATTGAACAAAATAAAGGTGCAGAGCTGTTACACGGTTTGCGTATGAACGGGCTTAAAAAGAAAGAAGAAGTGGAAGAAATTGCAGTATTTCCAAGTGATTTAAAAAGAATGAAACGTGCGTAAGGAATAAAAAATATGAAAGTGAACAAAATAACAAGGTGTAACGAGCAGTTCAACTTAACAAAGTTGAGACATAAGAATGTAAGTAAATTTGGGTATCAATATAAATTTAACCATTAAAAGAGGTAAGAAAATGAGACAGCAACTAGCAGACTATATGACAAAAAACGGCATGACGCAACAACAGGTAGCAAATGCCATCGGTAAATCTGTCGGTACAGTCAGCCTGTATTTGCGCGGCGCATACAACGGTAAAGTTGAAGAAGTGGACCAAGCCGTTTCGCGCTTAATCGGTCGTCACAACGACAAAGTGGTTGAGCGTCGCTTTAACAGTGAATTTGTATCAACCCATGCGGCAGAACGCTGTTTAGACGCCATCGCGATTGCACATATTGAAGGTGAAATCAGCGTGGTTGTAGGTGCCGCAGGTTTGGGCAAAACAAAAGCATTAAAACAGTATGTTGAGATGAACCCAGAAACAATTTTTATCGAAGTTGAGCCGAGTTGTTCACCGAAAGTCTTACTGAAAACACTTTGCCAGCAATTAGGCATTAATGATGTCGGCTTAAATCACGATTTATTCACGCGTATCACAAACAAACTCGGTGAAGGTCGCTTGATTATCGTCGATGAAGCCGAGCTTTTAAGCACTAAAAGTCTTGAGTATATCCGTCGCATTCATGATTTAACAAAATGCGGTGTTGTGCTTGCGGGTATGCCACGCTTGATTGTGAATTTAAAAGGAAAATATGGCGAACTTGCACAGCTATATAGTCGTGTTGGTGTCTGTTGTGACCTGGGTAATGCACTTGTTGCAGAAGATGTTGCGTTACTTGCAGAAAAAGGATTGGGCACAGACGAATTTAACGAGCTTCTATTCAAAGTAAGCAAAGGTAACGCAAGACGTTTAAATAAGTTAATGCGCGGTGCGGTGCGTTTAGCAGAACTTAATAAACGCACGCTGGACGAGGCGTTAATCAGTCGTTATGCAGAGATGTTAATTAATTAAAGGAGATAAAAAGATGGTTTTTATAAAAAGAGAAAAAGCTTACTACCGCAAATGGACTAATAGAGCCCGTGGGTATGTAAAAGAAGTAATTGAATTAAAACAAAATATAAAAATGGTTCAAGTAGGGAGAGTAAGTTACAGCTTTTGTGTGAGTTTAACACAATCTAATAATACCAATGAACAAGATTATATTGACGGATTGAGAGTAGTTGGAAATTGGCATGATAAAGCGTCATGGAAGAATGCATACAGTAAGTTACGAAGTTTACTGCGTTATGAGCCAAGTCGATTAATACACTCACCGGAATTTAAATTAGCTGAATAACTAAAGGACAGTAAATATGGGCGAATTATTGCAACGTGTGGCGTATGCGTTACGACGCGAAGGGGTTCAAGTATTACGTATTAAAAATGGGCGTTTCCCGACGATGATTATCTTAAATCCGAGTGAACGGATCATTAAAAAGTCGGTAGAAGTCCGAGTTAATAACAAAGGGCAACGTATGACGAAATACGTCGCCAATGAACAAGGCGTAAGCCTGTATTGGTAGGAGGTTGAATGAAACGCCATCAGATCTACGCCGTCTACCGGGGAGAGAAGAATTTGGGTGACGGCACCGCGGAAGAATTAGAAAAAAAGTTAGCAATATCAAAAAAGAAAATTTATGCGCTTTGTTCACCGTATGTGCATAAACGAGATAAAGGGCAACAGTTAGTTGTGATCAAACTAGGTAAAGAAGAGGTTTAAATATGAGTAAAGTCGAAATGAACGGGCAAGTTTACTGGAAAAACATCAAAGGAAACTTAGTGCCAGATGAGATGGTGAAAGAGATTGATAAAGAGCGTGACTGTTTAGTGCGTAATTTTGTTGAGCAAGCGATTGAAAAGCAAAAAGAAGTCCGCGCTTTCAAAACACAAGTCTTTGATGATATTGGCGCATTTATTCAGCTTTCAGCTGAAAAATACGATGTCCAGCTTGGCGGTCGGAAAGGCAATGTCACGCTGGTGAGCTATGACGGTGAATACAAGCTGATGATTGCAGTGCAAGACCGCTTAACGTTCGATGAGCGTATTCAAGCCGCTAAACAGCTGATTGATGAATGTTTGCACGAATGGTCAGCAGATGCGCGTCCAGAGCTTCGCTCAGTCATTAATGATGCTTTCCAAGTGGATAAGGAAGGTAATTTGAACACCGCGCGCATTCTTTCACTTCGTCGTGTAGAAATTCAAGACGAACGCTGGACTAAAGCAATGCAAGCAATTAGCGACAGTATTCAAATCGTTGATAGTAAAGACTACGTGCGATTTTATAAACGCGATGAAAACGGCAACTATCAGCAAATCAGCTTAGATATGGCGAGGGTTTAATTATGTGTAATCACTATATCCCGACTATCGCTTTATTGATTCTCTACAGCTGGATTGCGTGGCTTATTTATCGCAAATAAAACGCTTTTCAAAGCTCTTTTAACTTGTATTAAAGGGGCTTTTATAAAGTGTTTTAACAGTTTTAACAACAATAAGGAGCAAAAAAATGGCAAAAAAAGCAAATAAATTAAGTTTTAAAGAGATCTCGCAACTCGCGAGTGAAGTTGAGCGAGCAGGCGACTATAGCTACGCAGCTGAACTGTGGAGAAATGCAGCAGAGCTAGCAAAAAAGGCTGTTAATAAAGAGTGGTGTGCGCGTCGTCACGCTTTTTTAACAAAGTGGGCATTGCGTTGGAAGGAGGCCGAAACTGGCTAAATATGTAGTGCGCTTATATTGCTTAGTTGAAGCAACAGTCGAAGCAGACAATATTGATGATGTAACTGAGCGAGTGTGTGACTTGAATCAATTCGATATTAATCAAGTGCCACATCAAATAACCGAAATTGACGATGTGATGGAGGTCGAGGAACTATGACAAAACACGATATCGCACAACAGATTGTTGAAATACAAGAAATACTCGAAATCGCGAGAGATAACGTGATTGAAGAACGTCGCGCGGACGCAAAAGTGATTTTGCAACGTGCAATTGCAGAAATTAAAAAATCAACTGGCAAATAACACCAACAAATCAAATTTGAGGTAAACAATGGCTATTTATCTTACGCACTCAAACAGAGTGATCAATTTCCAAGAACCGGAAAAAAGCGATATTCATATCGACGATATCGTTCACCATCTCTCAATGATACCGCGCTTTGGGGGTAAATTAGACAGACATTACTCGGTGTTAGATCACAGTGTTTATGTTGGAATGATTGCTAAAACATTTTTAAAAGCGGATGACGAAACTGCGTTTGCTGCGCTCATGCACGATGCGCAAGAAGCTTTTCTTGGTGACATCCCGAGTCCGTTAAAAAGTCTGCTTCCTGATTACAAGGAAATTGAAAAATCTTTTGAGAAAGTCATACAAGAAAAATTCAATATTAGCATGAGTGAAACGATTAAAACTTTCGTGAAATGTGCAGATTTGCTCGCTTTAAAAGCAGAAAAAGAAGCGTTTATCAATACGCCGATTGAGCAAGAGTGCCATTGGCAATATTTGCATGAATTACCGCTTGTGCCGATATCACCGATTGATTTTTGTGTAAATAGTAAAGAGTTGTTTTTTCAAGCCTTTGATTATTATAGAAAATAAGGTGAGATATGGAAAAAATAACTCTATCTTACATTGCTTTGGCATTAAAAAAACAATATGTCCCCGGTAAGGTGATTTTGAAGTGGATAAGAGATTACAGAATTAATCTTGCAATAAGCGGTAGATACACAATCCAGCAGGTTTTGATGTTGAGAGACTTAGAAGGGCAAGCGTTACGTTTAAAAGAAAAGCAAAGCGTTAAGGAAATGATGAAGATTATGAGAAAAGATATGGAGTGGAGATGAGTCAATCGAACGAAAAACTACTAAAAAAATCAAGAAATTGTTAGCGTTATCTAAATCTAACAATCCGCATGAAGCAGCTAAAGCGTTAGAGATGGCACAAAAACTAATGGCTGAACATAATGTGAATAGCATTGATGTGGAAATTTCAGAAAGCGATAGCAAACAGAAATTTTCTCGCAAAACTGGGCAATATGTTCACGCCCTCGCCTCTTTAATCGAAAGAGTATTTGGTGTTGAAGCATACTTTAAAGACCGAACTAATAACATTTCTGACCAAAAAGTACATGCTGTTTTTTTGGTCAAGAAGAAAGGCCCGTTATTGCTTCTTACTGCTTTGATGTGTTGTATCGTCAATTACAACAGGCTAGAAAAGCATTTATAGCAACGCAAAGTAAGCGTTTAAAGCGTAGTACATTGATTGCAAGAGCAGATAATTATTGCCTTGGCTGGGTTCACGGTGTTTATAAAACAGTTCAAGACTTTGTTTTAACACAGGAAGAAAAAGAGAAAATGGAGCGATTTAAAAATCAATTATATAAAAAAATGAATTTAAGGGAAGCTAAAACTCGTAAAGTTGGTGATACCAGAGAACGAAATGGAGATGAGTCTGGTTTAAGGGGGTATCTAGACGGTAAACAAGTGAAACTGAATCGCGGCGTAAACGGACAAGAAACACTAAAAATAGCGCATCAATAAGACTAATCAAAGCAGGAGTAAAAAATGGATACACATATGGTCTAGAAAAAATTACACATTGGCAACCACTTCCAACTAAACCAATTCAATAAAACCCATTTACAGCCCATTTCCCACAAAAGTGGGCTGAATAATGTGTTTTAAACGATGTTAAAAGGAGTTTAAAAATGAAGTGTAAATGCCCCGCTTGCGGTGCGGTATTATCGCTTGATGTGTTATTACAGCATGAACAAGCAAGCCTTGCAGTAATGTCTGCACTCTCGCTAAACGGTGATTTCGGCAGACTTGCTGTGCAGTATTTAGGGCTTTTTAGACCAGAAAAAACGGCACTAACAATGGATCGTGTGGCAAAGCTAATCAATCAATTGTTAGATGATGTTAAAAATCAACGCATTCAACGCAACGGCGACGTTTATGACGCCCCGATTGAGTGTTGGATTGACAGTCTTGCTGTGGTTTTAAACAGTCGCCACAACTTAAAACTGCCACTTAATAGCCACGGCTATCTTTATGAAGTAATGACAAAGTGGCAGCCGAGAAATTTGGTTAAAAATAGTCCCGTTCATCAAAATAATAATCAAGTGACAGCGAATAAAACAAGCAAAGCCTTGCAAAATTTAGCGGAGTTTGCCAATGGATGAGGTGTGGTTACGAGCAACAATAGCAAAGGGGCTGGCGGGACTAGTTGTGCTAAGGCTACCGGGACAACCGCCAGAAGACATGATTACAAAAACAGCCGAGATTTGGGTCAGAGCAATACTTCATCAGAAAATTTTCAATGGCTGGAATGAGCAAGAGGACAAATGGCGAATAGAAGAAGCGTTTTTAACGCTTTATGCAGAATGCGACCGGTTTCCAAACCCCAAAATGCTGTTAGAACGTCTGCCAAAACGCAAGGTTTTAGCCTTACCTGAGCCAAAAATCACAGTTTTAACGGCAGAAGAACGAGAAAGAAACCTCGCTTTTTGTCAACATTTTAGAAAAATATTAGGAGCGGCACGTGTACGAAAATAGAAAAAGTATTATTGCCAAAATTCACATCGGTAAAAACGCATTAAAAATGGATGATGACGTGTACAGAGCGTTTTTACAAAGCACTGTCAACAAAACAAGCTGTAAAGAAATGGATATTGCAGAGCTGTTAAATGTGCTCCGAGCAATGAAAGACAAGGGATTTGAGCCAACGGCGACCAATTTTAAACATCAACGCAGACCGAAACCGGCTGAGCATAAAGAAATGTATTTAAGAAAAATCACCGCACTTTTAACTGAACATCAGCTACCGCCATCATACGCAGACGGCATTGCAAAGCGATCTTTTAAAGTTGACTTTGTTCACTGGCTAGACGTCTGGCAATTAAAGAAAGTTATTCAAATGCTAGAAGTTTATAATAGAAGACAACAACGTGATGAAGAACAAAAAACACAATAGAATTACTAGACATCAGTGCTAAAAAGCAATAAATTAAGCCCCAACAACTCAACATCGGGGCTTTTTTTATGAAAAAATTATTTATCTTAATCACTCTCAGCTTGTTCTCATTAGCTTCGTTTTCTATGACAGATAAAGCACAAAAAGAACTTGAAAAGGCACTCAAAGGGGACTATCAAACACTTAGAAATGTTGCGTTTGCAATGGAGCAAGGCTCATTCGGACACGATAAAAATATAGTATCAGCTTGCGCACTTCGTCGAGTTATTCTTTTTGTTAATTCTGATAAAGCGGATGATACAGATTATGCAAATGAATTGATTACTTGTAAAAATATTCACGCAACAGAGAACCGACAAGCGTGGGAAATTGCATTAACAATAACTAAGTCATTATCTAACTAATAACTAATAACTAATAGATTTATTAAAAGCCTCGCCAAATGCGAGGTTTTTTATATTTCTAAAACAACTCACTTTTAAAATTAATCTCGTGATAGATTGCCGAAAAAATCGCAAGAAAGGGGGCGTTATGAGTACAGATATTGAAAATGTTGCAGAATATTTACCCAACGTTGTACATGAAATGGTGAATATCGCAGGTTTTTCTGATGTTGAAAAAATTATTAAACGATTCGGTGGTTCAAGATTTCGATTTTCAGACGGTATACATTATTTTCCGAAATTAAAAGAGTTAATCGGGAAAGAAAGTGCAATCAAATTACGTACACATTTTCAAAGCGAAGAGATCTATATTCCGCGCTGCGATGTTGCTTTGCGCGTATTGCGCAATCAGCGTTTAAAAGCCGATTTTGACTATTTAACGCAGCGAGAAGGAAAATCTGGGCGAATGTCAATGCTCGAGATTTGTTATAAATATAAAATATCAGACAGACAAGCGTGGGATATTGTGTACAGTCTTCAGCGTGAACCGAAAGCACAACAGACTACTCTCTTTTAAGAGCAGTGTTGAAGTCGTTCACCGCTTTTTAAAATCTATTTTAAATCAAAATACTCTCAATAAATCACTTAATTTATTGGGAGTTTTTTTATGGCTATTGAAAAAATCATCATCCATTGCGCCGCGACGCAAAACGGCGTGCGACTTGCAAAGCGCGGTAAAAGCGCGGCACAAATCATTGATAACTGGCATTTTGACGCGCATTTCCGTCGCGAAATTAATAACAAAATTGCGTTTAATCGGCATTTACACGCCATTGGCTATCACTTTGTCATTGATACAAACGGAATGGTTGAATCTGGTCGAAAAGTAGGTGAGACAGGTGCTCACTGTCGCGGTCAGAATCGCAATTCTGTTGGTATTTGTCTAATTGGCACTGACCGCTTCACAACTGCGCAATGGCAGGCATTAGCAAATCTTGTACGAGATTTATCACGCAAATATCCGAACGCAACACTACATGGTCACCGTGAATTTGCAGCTAAAATTTGTCCCGGTTTTGATGTTGCAGAATGGATTGATAACGATTATCAACCAATTATTGATAACACAATCATGGAGCTTGAATATGAATAAATTACATCGTTTATTTGGCTGGTTACATACGCATTTTCGTAAACCAATAAATACATGTCGCCCCAAATGCTACAGCAAAAAGGCGTGGTTTTATCGTGTAAAAGGCAAGCCTACACTGGCACAACAACTCTATTTAAAAATCGGGGTGTTAAATGGCTAAACTCTCTGAGCTTATCACAAATCATGATGGGCGCTTGTCAACAACAGGATTTATTCAGTTTTTCGGCGCGCTTTTAATGGCTGCCATTCTCATTTTCTGTGTCTGGCTTGACCGCGCTTATGTGCCAGAGCTTTTTATGACATTTGCTATTTTCTGTGGTGGCGGTGCCGCAACAAAAGGCTTTGCGAGTGCGGTTGAGCGTCGAAAAAATCGCGGAGGTGCGGAATGAGTTTGCAGCTAATTTTAGTCGCAATAGCGTTCTTTTTGGGATTGTGCGCTTATGTTGTTTTTAAATTGAAGCGCGCTAATAGCACGATTGACGCATTATTGAAAGAAAACGCACAGCTTGAACAAGACAAAGCGATTGTGACAACACAACGAAATAATCAACGGGAGCGTAAGCGAAATGAAGAAACGGCTAATCATGCTACTCGTGACAAGCTTATTGATAGCTTGCACAAATCGCACGACTTACGTGATTAACACCAGCTGCGACGGCTTTACATTAATTAAAGCTAGTCGCAATGATACAACAGAAACATTGCGACAGGTTAAAGCGCATAACGACACATATCGCGCAATCTGCGAGGTGAAAGATGGAACTGCAAATTAGTGGTGCGATGATTTTTAATTTTGTTGTTTCTATTGCAGTATTTTTTGGCGGCATTTGGTTTAAGAGACTGGACGCTGATTTTAAAGATTTAAAAGCGGAAATTAACAAAATCAAAGAAACATACCAAAGCAAGGAATTGGCTAATCACGTCAATAAAGGGTTTAGTAATCAATTAGACCGCATTTTTGACAAATTAGACAGTATTGAAGGGAAACTGGATAAAAAGGCAGATAAATAATGCGACAAAAAAATAAATCAACAGGTGAAAAGCTTGATGCAATCTTAGATAAATTAGACGGAATTGCAGATAAAGTCGACAAACAAAACAAAGAAATTGCGGATTTACAAAAACAAGTGCAAGCACTGCAAGCAGATTTAAGCGAAATGGCAAAGAAAAACCGCAATCAAGCGTTGATTGCAGGTGGTATTGGCGGTGGCATTGTTGCAGTCGGTATTGAGCTCATTCGCTTGCAATTTGGAGGCTAACTGATGGCATTTGATGAAAAAACACGTGCGCTGGTTCGTCGCTACTATGTGTTTGAGTTTTTATCGCTTGAGCAGTCTGCAAACAAAGCGGGCGTGTCATTTAACACCGCGCGACGCTGGAAGAAAGAGGCAGCAAGCAAAGGCGATGACTGGGATAAAGTGCGTGATGTGCAAGTGATGGTGGGCAGTGAGTTGACTGATATCACAAAAGGTCTGTTGTCAGGCTTTATTATTCAATATCGTGCAACGATGGATGAAATTCAAGACTCGGATTTAAACGCACAAGATAAAGTCGATCGCTTATCATCGCTTGCGGATAGTTTTGCGAAGATGACGGCAGCAAGTAAACGTATTCTACCAGAGGTTTCAGAATCTGCAACAGCATTGAAAACGATTAAATTATTCGGCTCTTACATTCAAGAGAAAAAACCACAATTGCTTGGTGAGTTTTTAGATTTGATTCGCGATTTCGGACAACAGTTAGAAAAAGAGTTTAAAAAATGACATTACTGCAATTTATTCTCGTGATAGTCGCGTGCAACAGTGCCGCTAATGGCGGTGCGTGGGGTTGGTGGGTGTTTTTAGCCTGTCTTTGCGGGAGTTCAAAATGAAAACGAAAGAATTTTTAAAAGAGCTAGAAGCGTATCACGACAGTCTACGACAAAAGCTAGAAGCGGCATTTGACGGCTGGGATGACAGTCCTGAAGCAGTGCTATCACGACGTGAAAAAGTGCTTGACCCCGTGTCAGGCTTTGATTTTTTTGTCAATAACTACTTCCCGCATTATGTGCGCTCGTCTTCTCGTTCGGCACTTCATCACTTTTTATTTGAGCAATTACCCCTTGCGCTACAAAAGCCCACATCAGTACACATGGCAGTGGCGGCACCACGTGGCGAGGCGAAATCTACGATTGTTTCGCAGTTGTTTTCGCTGTATTGCTTAGTGACACAGAAAAAACGCTATGTGCTTATCGTGATGGACAGTATCGACCAAGCCTACCCAATGTTAGAGGCAATCAAAGTGGAGCTTGAGTTTAACCAGCGACTACGTATTGATTTTCCTGAAAGTACGGGGCAAGGGCGCGTGTGGCAAGCAGGCACGATTGTGACCAGTGCAAATCAGAAAGTACAAGTAGCAGGCTCGGGTAAAAAACTACGTGGTTTGCGTCATGGTGCGTATCGTCCCGATTTAGTTGTACTTGATGATATTGAGAATGACGAGCAAGTGAGAAGCCCAGAGCAACGCGACAAGCTCCACAATTGGCTTAAAAAACCGTGCTACCGCTTGGCTCGGCAGACGGAAAATTAGATATTATTTATATCGGGACAATTCTGCACTATGACAGCGTGCTAAACCGCACGTTAGCAAGCAAAGCGTGGTTGACAGCGAAGTTTAAAGCTTTAATTAAGATGCCTGATGACATGTCGCTTTGGGATAAATGGGAAGCGTTCTATTTAAACGAAGGCGAGGCGGTCGCTGATGCGTTTTATTATGCAAATAAAGACGCAATGGATGCGGGAGCAATCATCAGTTGGGCGGCACGACCACTGCTAGTGTTGATGAAAATTCGCGCACGAGACGGGCATTCAACGTTTGATAGCGAATATCAAAATGACCCCGTGAGCGGTGATGATGCGATTTTTGCAAATTGCATTCAATACTGGACGGAATTACCAGCCAATTTAATTTACTTCGGTTCACTTGATCCAAGTTTAGGTAAAGCTGCTTCTCGTCGTAGTGATCCTTCTGCGATTTTAGTCGGTGGGTATCATCGTGAAACGGGTAAGCTCTATGTGATTGAGGCACAAGTGAAAAAACGCTTGCCGGATTTAATTATTGAAGATGTGATTCGACTGCATAAACAGTACAAGTGTCAGCGTTGGTTCGCTGAGACTGTTCAGTTCCAAGAGTTTTTAAAAGATGAGTTAGTGAAGCGTTCCGCAAAACGAAGGATTCCTGTGCCGGCAACCGCAATCAATCCCAATACAGACAAAATGTTACGTATTGAAAGCTTACAGCCGCACGTTGCAAATGGTTTGATTTTACTACATAGCTCACAGTCAACGCTTATCGCGCAACTGAGACATTTCCCGAAAGCTGATCATGATGATGGACCTGATGCGCTAGAGATGCTGTGGAAAATGCGGTAAGCAGCTCTGCCCCGATTGAGTTCATGACAATTGACGGCGATTTAGGGCGTGATGAATTTGATGACGGCGATTTATACAGTATTTGGCGGAGATAAAAAATGGCGAAGAAAAAGAAAAAATTACAACAAGCGAAAAAAGTACAAGTTGGCTTAGATACACAAACAAATGAGGCGCGTGTCACGGAGACAGGAAGAATTATTTCTGATCACCCAAGCAATAAAATTACCCCCGCAAAGTTAAAAGGGATTTTAGAAGATGCTGAAGGTGGTGATATTACCGCGCAACATGAGCTTTTCATGGATATTGAAGAACGCGACAGTTGCATCGGGGCAAATATTCAAACCCGTAAGCGTGCGATTTTAACCCTTGACTGGCGCATTGCAGAGCCACGTAATGCCACACCGCAAGAAGAAAAACTGCAAGTCGAAATTGACGAGCTTTTCTATCAATTCCCAATGCTAGAAGATTTAATGGTGGATATGATGGATGCGGTAGGACATGGTTTTTCGGCGTTAGAAATTGAATGGAAGCAAGCTGAAAGTAAATGGATTCCAGTTAATTTTATCGCACGTCCGCAGTCGTGGTTTAAACTAGACAAGGATGATAATTTACTGCTTAAAACGCCAGATAATCAAGACGGTGAGCCGTTGAGACAATATGGCTGGGTAGTGCATACCCACAAATCAAGAACAGTACAGCTTGCTCGTATGGGCTTATTTAGAACGCTTGCATGGCTTTATATGTTTAAACACTACTCGGTGCATGATTTTGCCGAATTTCTAGAGCTTTACGGTATGCCGATTCGCATCGGTAAATACCCGTTTGGGGCAACGAATGACGAAAAGCGCACATTATTGCGTGCGCTTGCTCAAATCGGACATAACGCAGCAGGGATTATGCCAGAGGGAATGAAGGTTGAGTTGCATAATGTGACGAATACAACAGGCTCGGCTGGAAGCAACCCGTTTTGCAAATGGTGGACTGGTGTGAGAAATCCGCCGCACGTTTGATTCTAGGACAAACATTAACAAGCGGTGCAGATGGTAAAACTTCAACTAATGCCCTTGGACAAGTGCATAATGAAGTCAGACGTGACTTGCTTGTGTCTGATGCTAAACAGATTGCACAAACTATTACACAACAGATTATTCTGCCATATCTTCAAATTAACATTGATCCGAATATTTTGCCTTCTCGTGTGCCGTATTTCGAGTTTGACACCAAAGAATATGCTGATTTAAGTGTCCTAGCGGATGCTATTCCTAAGCTTGTGAGCGTAGGAGTGCGCATTCCTGAAAATTGGGTGCGTGATAAAGCGGGCATTCCAGAACCGCAGGAAAATGAAACGATTTTAAGTGCGGTTCAACATGATTTTAAAACAGATTTAAATGATGTTGAAAATCCGAAAAAACAGACCGCACTTTCTGTACAAAATCACGTGACAGGTTGTCAGTGTGATGGCTGTCGTGGTGTTGCATTATCTGCGAATAATAACAGTTCTACTGCGCAGGGCGTGCTAGATGGTGGACTTGCGCAAGCATTTAATGAGCCTGATTTTAATAAACAATTAAATCCAATGGTAAAGAAAGCTGTTGCGGTACTCATGGCATGTGACTCTTACGATGAGGCGGCAGAAAAACTCGCTGAAGCATACCCAGAAATTTCAAGTCACGAACACGAACAGTATCTCTCAAATGCGCTGTTTTTAGCTGATTTACTTGGAGGAACTAATGTCTAAACCGCTTAGTTTTCTATTCGGACTTGAACCAACGCAAGCCATTGAGTTTTTACATAATAAAAAATTACTTGCAACGAAAGTGTTTAAAAAATCACTGCATGATAGTGCCATCGCAAGAGCTACAACAATCGCGAGATTATCTAGTCTTGAGATGACGAATGATATTTATAAATCAATGGAAGTTGCCAAAAAAGAGGGTAAGAGCTTTACACAATGGAAAAAAGACTTGGTAAGTGAGTTTGAGAAAAAAGGCTGGGTATTCGGGCATGATAAATCTATCAGTCGCGGTATCGACGGAAAACTGTTGGCTGATCCGAAAACAGGCGAATATTTTGGTACACCGCGTCGGCTGAATACAATTTATCGTACAAACGTGCAAGCCGCATATTCTGCGGCGCGCTATCAGCGCATGATGGATAATATTGATCATCGCCCCTATTGGCAATATTCCGCTGTCGGCGATGAGCGTACACGACCGTCTCATCTTGCACTAAACGGTCGAATTTATCGCTATGATGACCCGTTTTGGTCAACATTCTACCCACCTAATGGGTTTAATTGTCGCTGTGCGGTGATTGCACTTGGTGAACGTGATTTAAAGCGTAAAGGGCTAAATAAACCCGACGATAGCAGTGAGTTTCTTGTGAAAGTTAAGCGACCTGCAGATAAAAATGGTAATCAAGAAACAACTGTCGGTTTTAAATTGCCGGATGGGTCGATTCGTGTGACAGATAAAGGGTTTGATTACAATATTGGGCGCTTAAACTATCGCCCAAATCTTGATTTATATCCCGAAAAACTTGCTCATCAATTTGCGAAAACGGAAATGCAAGGGGCGGAATTTAAGCAAGATTTTTTAATGTTTCAACGTCAATTTCTGAAAATTAAAAAACAATTGGGTGTCAATGATAAGCTCACAGCTGAACAAATGCTTGATGTGCGAGAGAAATTGAGCATGAACTTTAAATTTACAGCAGGTGTCTTATCAACGAGTTCTAAACGCATATTAGAATCAAATGTGGCAACGGTTTGGTTTTCTGATGACTCATTGATTAAACAGTTAAATAGTCGGGATGGTCAGGACTTTGATTTAGACGATTATGCAAATATTCCTGATTTGATTTATACGCCCGATAAAATTATCAAAGAGACAACGGCGTATCAATTCTATAAAGACATTAAAGGGAAAAAGTTACTCGTGGTCTTGAAAGTTTTACATGATAAAAACGAAATCTTTATTCAATCTGCGAGAAGAGTCAGTGAGAAACAATGGAAAAAGGCATTTAAGGAATAAGCCGCTAGGCGGGGCTCGAACCCACCGCACACAGTCCCGAGTTTACACTCTTCGCTTGCGATATCGAGATTCATCGCTTTTCTAGCGGCAGAATCAATATAACGCTATTTGATGATTAAATCAACAACATAAAGGTAATTATGATTGATGTCGATATTAATGATGTAGAAAAAATTGAAGCTGTGTTATCTGACATTGCGCATAAAACGCAAAACAGAACAAGTTTAATGCGTAATATTGCGGGCACCATGGAATCGGCAGTGTTGCAAAACTTTGACGAAGGTGGTCGTCCGAAATGGCTTGGCTTGAAATACAGAAAAGGCACGCCGCTGGTCGATACTGAAAATTTAATGGGAAGCATCACCAGTCGTTACAATAATGATTCTGCCGAAGTTGGTACAAATGAACCGTATGCGGCTATTCATCAGTTCGGCGGTATGGCAGGTCGTGGTCGTAAAGTGAAGATTGAAGCCCGTCCATTTCTCATTTTAACGCAACAAGACAAAGACGACATCTTAGAAGATGCGCAGAACTATTTTAGAAGTATTATTGAATAGCTAAAAATACCCGCCTAAATCGCGCATAGCGCGATTTTTTGTTTTGTTTGTACAATTTATCATTTAAATGTTTTTAAAAAGAATTAAAGGCGTTTTAAAACGTTTTAAAAATGGTCTTGTCTTTTATCTAATCGTGCCGTAAAACCACGTCCTTTAGGGCGTGGATATAAGGTATAAACGGCAAAGCCGTTTCAAATTTCTAACTAATCAGGTGTTTGTTGTTGCTCAATATATTGGCGAATAATCGATATTGGTGCACCACCACAACTACCAGCAAAGTAAGACGGTGACCAAAGTTGATTTCCCCATAATTTTTGCGAATGTCTCGGATA